GCTCTCAAACAACAAATTCCACGAGTCAGACTGTAGTGAACGAGCAAATATCGAGTTATCAATATCGGACAGGGTGGAGCTATTCAGTAAGTGGTCATAATATTGAAAGCACTGATACAGATGGTTACATTAACCCTGCTGCAACCAAAGAAGATGTGCAGACTATTAATAACGTAAATTTTCAATGGCAAGCACCTGACATCCAATCAACCCCAAGATGGAAAATCACAACCCCTGGACAATCCTTCAGTTTAGTCGAATCTGTAATTTCCCCTGGACTCGACACGATAACGAATATCACAAGGACAATCACCACAACGCAAACCACTCAAATAGAAACTACCTTTGGGCAGTAATATCAATATTATTATTTCCTGTTGAGGTGTTTGCCTCGACCACCGTGGCCTCTCCAAATTCCACGGCTCAAGGGGTCGTTAATAATAATGCGACAATGATAACTCCATCAGGAGTACCCACCAACAAGTATTCACAGGGAATTATTTGTTCAAGCCCTTCATTAACTATTACCCCTTATATGACCGATGCTTGGAGCTTCAACCGACCTATTGAAACCGTAACAAGACAGAACATCTATGACGAGGATACTGGAGAGATCAAGTATGTACAGGAGACACCACGGTTTGAAAAGGATAATTATAATTTAAACTATGGAATCAGTATGCAGTTCAATATTCCACTTGGTAAGGGTCAGGATTTATGCCAGAGGGCAGCGAAGGTAAATATCAAGGCACAGGAATTATTAATAGAAAAAACCAAAATGGAGATGGCCTTGTATCGGCTCAAAATATGTGGGGAACAGGCAAAGCTTGGTGTTCAGTTCGTTGGTGATTATGCCGTTAGTTGTGAAGGCATAAAGGTTACAATCCCCCCTAATCAGGTAATACCTCACACCCACGAGATAAAGAAAGAAAAGTAGATAGGAAAACAAAAAAAACCTACCTACTTTGGAGTGTGTGTGAGGAGTCGGTTTATGACCACCACTTCAATATTAGCCATCGCAAAAAAATAAGACAAGCCACGGGCTGTGGTAAGACTTGTCTAAAAAAACAACTGACGCTTCAACAGAGCAGTGGTTGATTTAACAACTTGATAATGAGTCTGGTTGTTTAAATACCCCCTTGTCTATAAAAGCACTTCGCACTGGTTTGGGGGAAGATCGACCTGGAGAAGAGTCCGAATTATAGACTTGTAATATTTATTATATCTTATTTTTTTTCTTTGTCAGTTTTTTTACGATATTCTTAACTAATGGTTTGACGATATTAAGTAAAAGTGGAGAACTGGCAGCGACCAAGCCAATAACAGCAGTAGATACAATGCTAGAAACTTCTGGAATGTACTGATCTTTAAACGGGACATCCTCATAAAGCGTTATACATTCAACCCCATCATCCCCTCTTTTATGCCCGATGACACGTTCTAATCTTTTTTCGTTACGAAAATCCCCAACTCGCTGGTTTGATTTGCCAGGACATGGTGGCAAAATATCATCCTCCTTTTTCTTTTTTATTGGTGGTACTTCAGTTGACTGTGATTTTGGCAATGGCGGTGAATCTATGGAAGGCAAACTTTCTTCCACTATTATCAACTGATCTGGCTGATAATTTAAGGGAACAAAAGTTGGATAAGGACAGCTTGTACTTGTACCGCTTGGATCATCAAATATAAGATTAAAATTACCTGTATTTTTTGTATCTCTATGAGTGGAGGTGCAACCGAAAGTGGGTACTTGTGGAAATGATGGTTGTATTGTTATCTGTGGATCATTTATTACTGGAATAGATATATCAGGAATATATATTTCTTGTATTTCCAATTATTTGAATGGTATTGGTATAGATTTGCCAGTTGTATTAGGTAAGTTGTTATCTAATACTTTGGGCATCAGGTTTTGTACGTTTCCGAGTACCTCATTCATTAATTTGTTCTTGAACTGCTCAGAGGTCACATATTTAAATGTAAAAAACCCACCGCCTAATATTCCCAAAACAAGGACAGTGGATAAAATAGATAAATAATTACAGATTTTTTGAAACATGATCAGAGATGCAGTAATGAAGGCGATCAGCCATGCCTTAATTATATCTTGTCTATTAATTATTCCAACAATCGCTCCAATGTACCTAATTATGTCTTATATGACTAAGACCATGGTACACCCGAAGTCACAGTAGGAGTTTTTGATTCTGTTATCTGTGCAGCAATACCTGTTTCAATTCGTGTAACTTCATCAGAACCTATTGCAGCTTTTGCCCATGCAACAGCATTATCTTTTGTAATATCTGCATAAGCAGTAAACGATCCAGGATCAGCTTCAGCAAGCCCTACAGCACCATAAGCAGAGCCAGTATGAACTACAGCAGAATCCCCACTGCCTACAGTCTCAGAATCGCTTGCCCTCCAATGAACTTGAGTGACAACATCAGACAAACTTCCGACAGTTTTTGTTGAATCCAAAGAAACAACATTCCATGTAACAGCCATGATAAAAAGTATTTAGTTTTATTTTAATTAGATTCTACAGGTTGTACAACATCACTAAGTTTTTCTAGCTGTTTTATAGCACCTTGATCTTCCATTATTGGTTGCATTAACTTTTGTGCTTCTGCTTGTTTTTCCTGTATTTCTTTTTGGAGCATTTGTAATTTTGCAATATTTAGATCAAGACGAGTTTTTGTTTCGTCATAAAGTTCTTGTGGTGTAGCCATAAAATTATTTAAAGTTAATTAATATTACTAAGCTGACTCTAATGTTGCAACTTTGGTTTCCAACACCGTTACTTTTGCCGATAATTCTTGAATTGCCTTAGTAGCTAACGAAACCATATTTCCATAAGCGATTGCATCTGGCTCATTATCATCGTTATAGTCCACAAATTCTGTAAGACCTATATCATGTACATCTTCTGCTGTGAATCCTCCAAAGATTTTATCATTTGCATCTTTTCCTGAAGCATTACTTTTGTAAGTTATTGGTTTTAGTTTTAAAACTTCTGCAAGACCCCAAGGAGCATCTGTAATACATTTTTTGTACCTTTTTGAAGAAGTTGACCTTCTTAATTCTCCATCAGAATCAACTCGCATATTTACAGCACTACCTGATGTTCTATTGAAAACTTCTGGCATAAAACATTTTCCGCTATCATCTATTTTAAATCTTGTTCCTTGTGCACCACTACTATTAGTACTAAATAACAAATCACCATTATTGGCAGCGTTTGCAATCGTACAATCAGCACCACTATTACCAGCTATTAATAATAAATCACCTTGGTTAGATGTATCTGACGCTATTCTAATTTGTGGTGCAGCAGAACCAGCGACCATCAGACAATTTTGAGTGCCTCCAAATATGGCAGTTGACGCTGTTGGGGAAGTGGTTCCAATACCTACTCTCTGACTTGAATCTATAGTCATGGCGTCAGAATCAGCAGTTTTAAATAAAATTGAAGCAGATTCTTTCATGTTTATTAAACCCTGCTCAGAACTATTTAATCCAATCTGAAAACCATCTCCAGATGCTGTACCTGTCGCTGTATTTGTAAACTGTGCTATAGATTTATCTGAATCGTCTTGATGAATATGTAGATTATTTGATGGACTTGTTGTTCTAATTCCTATGTTTGTTGAACCATGAATTGTTCCTACAACATGTAATGGAGTGCTAGGACTTGATGTGCCTATACCGACCCGATCTTCACTAGCATCAACAAAAAACATATTTGCATTGTCATCACTTTCAATTCTAAAATCTACATCTGCTCCAGTTTCATTAAATATTGTTGTCGTACCAAGCTCCATCCTTTCAACACCGCCAGTAGCAACATTGAAAGTATCAGCAGCAGAACTAAAAATACCTGTGTCTAAATCATCTCTAAAAGCCAGTGCTGGCGCTGAATTTGAGCCATCTTCAAGAGTTAATGTTCCATCAAGTTGTAAAAGTTCTACCCAACCATTATTTGCTGAGTTTCTAATTTTAAGAACCCCAGCATTTGTATCAGCCCACCACATATAAGCTGCTGTAGTACTAGGAGCAGAAGAGCTACTGTTATTGGTTAGTATTGCTTGCAGTACATTATTAATATCAGCCCTGACGTTAGCTCCAGTAGAGTTGTCTATAACGTAATCGTGAGTTGCCATTACCTAATCCAATTTTTTATCTAAGTATATCCTAATCTAAAACTAACTACCACGCCCAAAACCTGTTGCAGCATATTTGAAATTTCTATTTACATGACTTGATCCATTCTTTACATCAATATCAAAACCGCTTCCAGTAATATTTGATAAGGCAAAGAAATCTCCTGACTGTGCATTTTCTATTGTTATGCCAATTGATGGCAATACAGAATTGGCTGCAATGCTAGTTCCAGATTGGCCTGTGAAGAAGGTATTAGTAAAGGATACTGACTTGGTGGAAGTGCCAGAAGAAAATAAACCATTTGTAGCTCCTGCATTACCAAGACTTGTTTCTGTTCTACTTTCCAGTTGTGCTGTATATCCTAACTGATCTATTTCAATAGATTGTGCTGGGTCGTTTGAATCCATATCGCATCTAAATTTAAATCCTCTTGCAACAAACGTTCCATTTACAAAAGGATTAAATTGACTAAAGTTTGCTCCATAAGTACAAGATGTACCACTTGATATTGTTGCGCTTGTAGCAGAGGTAACTGTAAATGTTGAAGAACTTGGAACAGAAACAATTTGATAATTTCCATCAGTAGCCGAACCAGCAGTGAAATCTATCACAACAAAATCACCTACAGAATATCCATGCGAGGTCTTAGTTATAGTAATCGTAGTGGCACTCTGCTCGTAGGTGGCTGAAACCGAAGTATCAGGGTCTAAATCTGTCGTTGCTACTAATAAAGATGCCCCGACATCAAATGCTGTCGCACCGTCAAAATCTGTCCAAGTGTCAATATTTCCTGTTCTTTTATCTATTAGATCGTTGGGATAAAAACCTTGAGAAACAATATGCCTTCTTAATCTCAAAGGTTGCTTACCACCTAAATCAAGTGTATTTGCAAAACTATATGAACCTCCAGTAATATCTACAGCACCCAAAAAGTCAAAATCAGCCATTGAATCAAAATCAGCAACATCATCTAATGTCACCAAAGAACCAAGCACCAAACCATTTACTTCATCACTAAAAAAACAATCAACTTTTGCACCAGCAAAAGGAGGCGAATCTGTATCTTCCCTATCTTCTAAAACAGTAAGTTTTGGTAAAGGGTCAGGGCTATTTACAATAATTGAAGTTTCGCCAGAACTTAGTCTGCCACCATCATCCCTGAATTTTAAAATATATTCTCCTGAAACAATATTTGGAACAATCGACTCGCTGACATTACCTGGTAGGGCTGGTATTACATCAACTGCATTAGTAAAAGTTCCAGTTCCATCAGTAAGGTTTGATGATCTGACGACCACGTTTCCACCATGTACCACATCCACATCGGTTGATTGATCAAAACGCAATCTTACAAATTGATCTGATATTGGTTCGATTCGTAAATTCTGAACATCAGATGGTAATGCTGTTTTACCTAAAGCAATAAATGTCCTTTTTGATGGCTCTGCACTTGGTTTATCTAAAGCATTAAAACTAAAAACTCTTAATTCATAAGTACCTTTTTGACTATTTTCAATATCAAAAGTATTACTAAAAACATCACGAGTAATAAAATTACCGTCATTAAATCTGTATTGGACTTGATATTTACTTACACCTGGAACACGTTGCCAGTTAAAAAATATTTTGCTTACAGCTTTATTATCAATAACAACAATTTTTTCTTCTGCTGATAAATTACCAGGCGCATCTTTAAGAGCAGTTAAAACAGTGGTTGTTCTCGTTGGTAATGCAGCCCCATCCTCTACAAACGCATATTTTCCAGTGTTATGTTCTAAGGCTGTTATCTGGAATGTAAGATCTTGACTTTCTTTTACACTTATAACTCTCCATGTTGTTGTCTGTAATGTGTCATTTTGTAAAATCCAAACACTGTTAGCATTAGGGGCAGACGAGTAAGCAGAGGAAACAGTTATCACTGCTCCATCTATACTTGAAATATTTTTTGTCTCAACTGACCCATCAGATAAGACAACCGATAATGTTGCATTATTTGTTGCATCGAGATCTGTATCTGTCGTATCGTCAACTGTTATTGCAGTCGTTGTAGCCGATGCAATTCTTCCTCCTCTTCTTGAACCAGCTTTTACAGGGTCACTTATTTCTATAATTTGCCCTGGTCTTACTAATGTTCCAGCCTCTAAGGTTACTGAAAAAGAACAAGTCTCTCCTGAATTTTGTTCATTATATAAAAACCACTTCCCCATTCTTGAGGCCATGCCACGGCTTGTACAACCAAAACTTTGAATTGTTTTTATAACTGTGCCGTATTTTGCACTTGCTGTTGTATCTTCTACAGTTTCATAATCTACCTCTCTTGAATCAAGATCTAAATATCCAACATTCACAACGGTATGTCTTGTTTTTAAAGAAGAACCTGTATATTGAAACCCCTCCTCTGACACGTTGGAATAATTAAACAAATAAACAGGATCTGTCGGTCTATCACCTGATATATTTATTGCCCCTGCACTATAAAAAGGCATCACACGCATCACAGAACAAAGATCATTTATTAAATTAAATGCCTCTGACTGCTGGGTAATATTTACATTTATTGCAAACCTAGCTTCTTGCCCACCAAGGCCATCATCTACCAATTCATTGTTATAAACAGATTGATTGTAAAATGTATATTGATCCAAAGAACTTTCTGCAATTGATAAACCATATCTTGTATTGGTCAACAAATCCCATAACACCCAAGCTGGATCACTATGCCATTCAGTAGCGGCTTTAAACGTGCCGTTAAATGTTCCACTATATGTAATACGACCAGTTTGAATGTCAACAGTTGCGTTGTGCGGAATCTTTGTCTTTATGCCTCTGAGCCTGAATGACCTTTTGGGTATTCTTGGGAAGGCTTCTGCACTAAATCTTAAAGCTAGATGTGCAACATCAGGATAAGCATTTTGCTCAAATATTACCTCAGTCATACTTGACCATGAAAAAGCAGAAAATATTGGACTTGTAGTGTCATCAGTTGTTCTTGAAACTCTTACATTGATTGGAAAACTTGTACTCGTTGGAAGATTAATTAAATAATCTCTAAAATATGTGCTGGTTGATCTTCCAGTAACAGTGTCATCAATTGGTGTTGTTGTCGTTCCATCATTTTGTATAATTTCAATTTTTACCCCTGCACTTGCACCTGTTATTTCACCGTTATCTTCAACTGTCTGAATACTTTGAAAAGAAACTGTCACTCTGACCGCATTAACTGATGTGTTTGATATTGCTCTTGTTATTGGATTACCACTTGTAACAGCAACACCAACGCTGCTTTCTGTTTCAATATTTGCTATACCACCTATAAAAGTTTGATCTGAAGTGCCAAATCTAGGTTCAAAACCTACCTCTTGAAAGTTGAAATCACTGTCATCTGGTGATGTGTTACTTGCAGCAGTTTGGAGTAATTGTGTTCCGTTAAGAAAAATATCTTTTTTAAAAGCATTATTATAGGCATCTGTTCCTTTTGTTAGACCAGCCTTTGATGCTGTTGCACTGCCCTCGATCTCACCCTCACCAACGGCCTCCACAAGAGTATTAAATTGTTTTGATGAAAGTGTATCAGTAGGAAGATCTGGATTAGTAAAAACTGTTTGTTGTGTAAATTCTTGTATCCCAGCCATTATGCGTCACCTCTTACTTGCACTGTATCAATACCGTTTGAAACTGTCACCGATCCAACTATCGTTTCTCCATATATCAAATTAATCGCACCTCCAGCTTTTGCAATGTTGGTGATACCACTGAATGAATAGTTTGACGCAAGTGAGGATGGGTCTGTTCTTTCCATGCCAGATGGCCCTCTTGCTTGCGGTTGAGGTGTAAGCATGGAAGTTACACCACTAACAATTAAACTTGTACCAACAGCCGTCAGAGCAGATCCTAAAATTCCTCCAACACCGATAGCACTGACAACACCACCAACAGCACTACCAATAAATGGTGCAACAAAAGGAGCAACAAAACCAGAACCACAGGCAACAGGAATAATTTTGATTTCAGCATCACCTGTCATGCACAAAGTTTCATCATTAATCACTTTGTCACCTGAATAAACTTTATAAACTTGATTTTGTAGATGTTTTGCAACTTCTGGATAATTACAACATAAAAAACTAAAAGCCTGTCCGATATTATTTAAATCAGCCTCAAAAGTTGCCTTGCCAACTAATTGTCTTAATTTTCCATAAATTTTAATTTTTCTCAGCATGACGATACCTCTTATAAATTGATTTATACATTTGCTCATCCAGCAAATCTCTTGAACTTAGTCTACCGACTTGATGATGTAAAACCATCTGTTCTCCTACATAAACCCCAACATGGCAACCAGTATTTTTTGCCATGCTCATCAATAGTACATCATCTTTTTGGATATCATCTGTTACTTCTATAAGACCAGTTTTTGGAAGGGCATATTCAAATAAACCATTAGTAAGCATCTCTGTTGGATCTTTTGGTCTTGGCCAATCTTTGACTTTAAGATTTTGTGATTTAAAATAATCTACGACAAGAGTCCAACAATCTTGCGCTTTCCATATCCATTCTCTTCCTAATAATGGTTGTGGTTTATATCCTGTAGGTTCAAAATAATGCCAATCATTTTGTTCAGGGCTATAAATATGCCAAGGAAGGCCAAGATATTCACAAGCTGTCTTGTCTGTTTTAGATGGAAATATTGGCCCTGTAGGATGGGAATGTATTATTGCGATTAGTTCTCCACTATCTTCTGCATTAGCCCAATCATCAGGGTCAATAATAAAATAAGAACAGAGATTATTCGCTAAATTTTTACAGGGGAAATATGTTTCTTTACCTTTTACTATCGCTAAAAGACCACAAGATTCTTGAGGTAGGCAATCTTTAGCGTGTTGTGCTGCTTTATCTTTCCAAATCATGCGTCAATAAAAGTACCAATACCAGGGAAATCTTTTCTAGTAAATTGTCTTTTGGGTACTCTTACATTAGTCAAATCAAGGGCAGAAACACATTCATATTTTATTAATTCTCTATTCTCTAAAACTTTTCGATCTAAAAAATATATTTCATCAGGAAACTTATCAGCACTAGGAGTACCAAAAGGGTTAGATCCTCCTGAAAAATTTGCAGCATCAAGATTAGAAGCTAGAGTCCTTATTCTTGTTAATTTTGCACCATTAAGATCATTGGCAGGGGTAAAAGCATTTACAGTTGCAATAACTGCTGTAAGTGTAGATAAAATATTACTTACTGTTAAGGTTGGTCTTGGAATTTGGCCACGGCCTGTAAATTCAAAACCTTCGGCTTCTATTGGAAATCTTGCATAAGTGTTACCCTGCCAAACAAGTTCACCGTTTCCATTTTGGTTTGATCCACTGTGATAACGATACAAAGTGCTGCTTCCATGGATAGAAGCTATCAGTTGTAATTCAAACAGTTCAATAACTGCTGATGGATTTATGCTCTGTAGTTCTGAGGTTGGTATTGCCATCTATGGTTCTGCAACCTCCTCAAAAGTAAGGTTCATTGTTACCCTGTTTAGATATGGAATTGTTTTAGATCTTCTTGTACATTTAAATTTTCTTGCAGAAGATTCTCCTGTCATTGTGTAATCAAAAGAAGCCTGATCGTCAAATCTTGCATTTAAAAAAGTATCTATGGTATCAGAATCTGTTTCAGAAATATTGAAAGTGAGGTTCACAACATGAAGTCTTTTATTGGCTGGTAAACCAAAAACAATTCTGAACTCATAACCATCACCAAGTTTTGTAACAAGCCCTTTTTGCTCAACAGTTTGTGTTGTTCCATAAGTTGGGGTAATCGAGGGAAAGGTTGCCATTATGTTAATAATCCTCCAGGTCTTTTCTCTTTAACAAGTTGTTCTTGTATAGCTTGGCCAATAAGTTGTCCTAATTGGTTTGCCTCGGCTGTACTACCTTGAACTTGTGGTGCGCCTGATGCGTCTACATTTACTGTAACCATATTAGTAACACCTCCTCCTCCTCCTATCATGTTATTTGGAATTATAGTGCCTGAACTTGTTGGAACAAAAATTTCAGGGCCACGCTCTCCAACGATTGATGCCTTTCCAACAGGTGGCCTTCCACCATTTGCAAATCCAAGAAGTGGACTTATTCCACCGCCACCGCCTGTAAATGCGTTAGCACCACCTAAAAAACCACCACCTGAAGATTTTTTGCCACCACCAAAAAGATTACCAAAGAAACCACCAATTTTACTGCCGATTCCAGAGACTGCACGTTGCATTGCAACCTCAACAAGTTTTCTTTTCAAATCATTCAAAACATTGATTGCAGCATCAGCTAATGATTGAGTTCCCATTACAGCATCAGTTAAATTACTTACAATTCCCTGCTCTACACTTTGGCCTATCTCCATAAATTTTTCATTCAGAATATCAGCTTCACTTTTAACATTTAACAATTCTTCTGCAAATTTTTGAGAACCAAGAGCTAAATCTGTTACTAAGAAACTTGTCTGACCTAAATTTTCATTTAAAAAATCGGTAGTAGTAACAGTTGATTCTATTGCTTTAGTAGTTGTGTTGGTTTTATCCTCAAGTGTTTTAACAGGTGCTTCAGTTTTTTTGAGATTTTTATTTAATGTATTAGCCTTATCTCCTGACTCATTTAGATTTTCAGTAATTTTTTCGGTTTTTTGATTTTTTTCTTCAAGAAGCTGAACTTCTTTAATTTCTAGGGCTTCTTTTATTTTTCTTGCTTTTATTTCTTCAAATAATTCCTTTTCTCTTTTACTTTCTTTGGTAAAAGGCAAAATAAATCTTTTTCCTGTCTCTTGTTTAACTTGTTCTCTTGCCTCTCCCCTTGACTCCATTGCAATATTTGCCATGTTTAATCTTCCGACTTTATTTGCAGTTCCTACTCTTTCTATAAGTTTTGTTATCTGCCCAACCGCATCAATTGCAATATTTAAAACTGTTTTTATTTCATCTCCAAGCTCATCTCCAACAGTCCTTGCAAGAGTTTCAACTTGATCAACTAATGTACTAAGTTTTCCATTTAAAGTATCAGCCTGGGCAGTAGCACCACCAAAAAATGCTCCTCCTTCATTTGTAAGATTTAAAAATGCTTCATTGACAAGATCAGCACCAATTTTTCCTTTACGCATTGCCGACTCAAATTCCTCACCTTGCAATCCTGTTATTCTTTTAAGTTCTGTGGTTATATCAACTCCTCTTTCTAGTAACTGTAAATTTTCCTCTTGTTGTAATTTACCTTTAGCTCTTATCTGTCCAAAAGCGGTTGCAATACCAGATAAATCTGCTCCAGTTGCTCCAGCTATATCAGAAAGTCTTTTTACACTGTCAGCAAGTTCATCTGTTTCAAAACCAAAGGCTTTTAATCTTTTTGACTGTTCAATTAATTCACTACTTGTAAATGGAGTAACAGAACCAAAATCTTGAAGCTCTTTAATTATTGAATTAGTTTTTTCTAATGATCCTGTTAATACTTCAAGACTTTTTCTTTGGGTTTCTAGCTCTGCCGTTTTAACAAAAACAAATTTAGCCGTGCCAACAACTGCTAGTGCAGCAAGAAGTGGCTTTAATGCACTAACTAAACCTTTTACACCTGATTGGGCTGTTTTAGCAGAAGTTCCAGTATCTCTAATTGATTTGTTTGATTTATCTAAACGACCTTTTAGCTTATCTGTATTTTGACTTAATAGTTTTGTTTGATCATTAACTCTTTTTAAAGGATTGATGGCATTCTGAGCATCAACTATTAATCTGACTGTTGACTGTGCCACAAATACAAATAACCTTTATTATATATTACCTTGATTTGGCTTTTTGTCGTTGCATTTCTTTTTGCTCTCTGTCAATTTTTAGTTCATAATAAGCAGCCCAATAAACTAACTCCTCTTGAGTAATTAAGGTTCTTAATTCATATAATGTTTTACCAAGTTCTGTTGCTAGGAAAAATTCAAAGTTTAACCAATTGTCCCCTTTTATTCGTTTTTTGCTTTTGGAATATCAATCTCTATATCCATCATAAATATTTCAATATCATTCAAAATCTTTTCAGGAATTTGTCTTTGAAGCATCGGTGCATCTGACATATCAAATGCTGGAGTGCCATCTTCTTTTTGTGCTACTTTACATAAAAGCTGTGTTGAGATAGTCAAAGCCTCATCTGTACCAGCTAATTGTTGAGCTTTCTGCCTGTCAAATCTTGTTATTGGTGGAAAATATAGAGTTGTTAAAATTTTACCTGATGAATCTTTAAGATCATATTTGCGTCTGGCAGTCATCTCATCTTTGAATCCACCAATGATGAGGTCTGCTGTTCTTTGAGTTGACATAAAAATTTGGGGTTGTAAAAGTTTTTATTAGATAGCAGATGTAATTGTTCCGCTTGGCTTAAATGTAATGCTTATTGTGCTAACGTCACCTAATGATGAAGATTGCTCAAAACTTGTAATCAAACCAGAAAAACTAATTTTAGCTGAACCGCTTGCACTATCAGGGAATAATTCAAAAGCTGCTGTGCCAGCATCGCCTGTTGTTAAAACACCATCAACAAAAGTTGCAGTTTCTCCAGAGGCAGCATTGTCATAAACTAACTCAGCAGTTCCCTCACCTTCAATCAATCCACCGATAAATTTTTTAAAGGTGTCGCCCTGGACAGTTGTTTCTTGGGTATCTTTGGTGATAGACATAGACCATGATCTTGTGCCTAGTACTGGGTTAACTGAAGAGCCACCATCATCAAATTTGACTTGCCCAACATCGCCTTTTACAGCAGCCATAACAAAAAAAAGAAAGATTTATAAATATATTAACTCTTTTCTGACTTTTTTACAGCCTTTTTTGTTGCTTGTTGTTTTTCCATATATCTTTTACAAGAGTTATCCCAGTAATTTGCTTCTCTTCTTCCTTTTACTGCCTCGATAGCGTCAAGCATTTCTTCTGTAATTTCAATCATTAAAGATCCTCATAGATGTTAAATGTAATTCTTATTTGTGTTTGAAACTTCCCTTCTGGACTTGATGATAAAACTTCAGGCCCAATTGGAGAATCAAAAATTACATTAGATACTGTCACTCTATTGTATAAATCTCTAAGCCTCTTGCCAATCGTATAGTTTGACCCAGCACCAATACCTTCTTCTGTGAAAATATTTAAAACTATAAGACCAACAACATCATTAAATGCATTGGTTGTGTCTCCTTGCGTAAGGTATTGATGCGCTCCAAAACTTGTAAGGCATTGAACAAAAGTATCTTCTGTGGTTGAATCAAATGCCATGTTGTTAAATACAACAGGTATTGCAGGGCTTGATGCAAGTTCTGTCGCTAGTCTTGCCTCTATTGTAGATCTGACGGTGTTTAAATCTATTGCTGCCATTTATGCCTTCCTGAATTCGTTTTTAATATACTGTTCTAATTGTTTTGCAACAAGTTCTGGATAACCTTTGATTGTGCTTTGACGAGTCCTATATCTTCCACCCCAACTTGGAGGAAGGTTTGTTCCATAGGCAACTGGTTCTGCATATTCAATATTTGTGGAAACAATACCAATATAAGGTTTGACTTCACTTTGCCAAGAATTTCTTAAAGTTCCACCAACTCCAGATTCTCCTTCTCTTGGTTCAAAAACAGGAGTAAATTCAATAATATCTTTTTCTGCTTTGAAAGTTGCCTTTCTTACAACCTTTTGTACTTTCTCACCAAAATGATCTCCAATATCAGTTAAATTTATTTCTCTAGCCATAGTTACCTCAAAATAAGATCAAAACTTATAGGGGTATTATCCTGTTCATTTGTGATAACTTGAATCACTTTAAATTCAACATTACTTATCAAAACTCTGTCTTTTGTTGTCGGAACAAAACTAATATCTTTTGATGCAATAATTAATCTTTTATCCTGGGATTCAATCAGATCATTTACCTCAGATCTGTTTACATTACTTAATGCACCTTTGACAGTTGTATCAGATGTAGATTCTGTGATCGCTCCAGTGGTTGTGTTATAAGCACCAGCCGTCACTCGTCTAATAGTTACATCTCCTCCAAGTTTTTTTAAAGTTTTGGAGGCTGCTGTTTTTAGTGCGTTGGCAAGACTCATAATGAATAAGCTATGACCTGACCACTTGCAAGAGTGATGCTTGTGATAACACCTTCAATTTCAGATGATGATTTCATGGTGATGCCATTTATGGTTGCAGATCCATTTTCTGTTAAATTCTCAGCAACTAAAGTCACCTCTGCATTTGATAAGCAATGCACCTTACCGAATCTGCCAGTATGGGCATTTGTATCTGTAATGATTATCCCTGCTGGATATTGGTAGCCGTAGCCCATTTTTAAGACCTCTTGATTTGTAAGTTTGCTCTTCCACCTATTCTAATACCCATCAGGTAATGATCAACTATCGGTGGGATTCGATCAATACCAACTGCCCCATAAAATCTTGGAGTTACATTTAAACTTCCGATAACAACATTTGAAAAATCTTCCAGCCCACTCAACTCCAACCCGTTCCTATTGTTGTTGAGATATACCGCCAAAATTACCTGTGCATTTTTTACACGATCTGGGATTTCAGTATCGGTGTAATAATCAGCAACTAATCTATTTGGAAAGCTTAAACCATAAAGGTTAGTGTATGTGTCAGGTTTTCTTACTCCTGATCTTGGCCATTCAAGTGCTTGGGTATCGTCTACCCTTGCCCCTAAAAACTTTTCACGATCAATTCTTTGTGCAGCCGTAAACAACGCACGATTTTTATTGTCGTTGCTTGACCCATCCCATGCAGCAGCGTCATCACTAAGGACTAAACCCTCAATAAATGAGTTTGCATCATCAAGAGTTATATAGGTGTTTGCATTAGCACCACCAACAGTTGCATCAAGAGTTATCGCCATTTAATTTTACCTTCTTGGGCTTTGGTTTTGGTTTTGGCTTTTCAAGAGTTGGAGTTAATGAAGCTGCCTTTTGAGCAGCCTCATTCCTCGCTCTCATACGCCTAAAAGCGTACATTCCCATTTAGCTAGATGCTCCCTTTAGAGCAACATAGTTAATAACGATGGCTTCACTTAAAG